AGGCTTATATGTATTGATAATAGGTTTCAATCCTTGTTCCGCAAAGTATTCAAGTATAGCATCATACTGCTTTCTATCAAATAATGCCCATTTAGATTTTTGTGTAATACAATGTTCTTTGTATGATATATCAAACAGAACTGTATCAGGAAGGTCATACCATCCATTGTAGATGATAACATCTCCATAAAACCACTTATAATAAAGACCTTTCTCTCTATGCGGCTTGAATGTCATTTTCACAGAATTATCATACTGTGCGTATTGCCCGATTTCGTAACTATGAAATGTTACTTTTGATACCGACATCATACCAAAGTCGCTATACTTTACGATTGTGATTCTCTGTCCTGCCTCAAGGTTTGTATTTTTGAATTGTTCCGCTATGCTGTCAACTTCTGTAAGAACCTTATACATAACCGTTTTAAGTTCGGGAATTGTAATTGCTCTGACAATGCCGGCATTCAACTTGAATTTATTTGCATAAATCCATTCTTTCATACAAGCCTTATATAAATCAAAATCTTCATCCTGCCATGTCTTTTTGATTTCATTTTGGCTGATAATCTCGGTGCTGACATCTTCAATAGTTTCTGCAAGTTCAATATTATGCTGATGTTCTTCTTCACTAATACCATAATCTGAATGGTAAGTGTCAACCTTTTGGCTCTGCTCATCGTAAACATATACATATCTTGCATAATTGTAACCCTGTGGATCAACGATAAGTTTCAGTTCACCATCACAATATATAGCAACGCAATCAATATTGTACCACTCGACAGTTTCCCTTTCTTCTTCGGTCATCATATCGTAGTCTATTGATGATTGGATTCTACGGTCATCTGTACGGCTTCCGCCCATTCCATCAAAGAATGAATAATCGCTCATCAACTGTTTTTCAAAAAGTGCATAGACCTCTGTGGTAAAATGTACTTCTCTGGAAACCTGACAAGTTTCTCTACACTGTTTTTCATCATAAATTTCAGTGTGGTCAAGGTTGTCATCTTTGTTAGCCTTTAGAATGGCATTCACGATAGTATAATCAACCGCTTTAATCTCTGCGTTCTTTTCAATTCTGCGGATTTTCTTCTGTCGTTCTGCTTCTGCTTTTTCATACTCCGCCTGCCTGATTTTGCTTTCTTCAACAGCTTTTTTAATTCGTTCTTCTTCCTGCTTCTTCTGTTCGGCATCAAACTCTGATTTTTTACAAGAAAATCTGTTTCAAGCTCTGTTTCGTTCGGCTTACATTCACGCTGATTATAGTTGTAACTTACTTTATAAGCGCCGTAAAAATTGACATCAAAATAATCTGTCATTAAATCGCTGTTGTTGTAATTCCAGCTCTGTGCATATGTATAAGCATAATTAATAATAGCCTTCAAAGCCTCTGAATTCCGTGAAAATGGGCTTTCAAGCAATTCAACACGAATACTGTTATAATCACTCGTAACTGACCATTTGCACATTGAAAACCTATTCCGTAAATGTTTACGAATATTGGCAGCAATTTCTTTTGTATTCGTTATGCGGGTTTTACCGTAATTATCTTCAATTCCTTCTGTGCGTGTTAAAGACCATAAGTCAATGTTAGTTTCTGTTTTTGGCTTATACTCAAAACTGCCTTCCGATTCTGAAATTTGATTAGCAAGAGCAACCGTTTCATCGTTTTGCTTTGCATACCAGATTTTCTGTTTTCCACTCCAACGAAATCCCGCTTCTTTAATGGCAGTAATAACATCTGTATTCGGTTTAGTGTCAAAGCGTAATTCAATGCCGTTCTTCTCTGTATTTAATGTAATGTTTAACATAATGTTACCTCCTTAAAATTCTGTTTTATATCTGAGAATGCTACACAATTTTTAATTATTCAAATTTAGCACCACTGACATACCATCCGGGATGCCGCTTTAAAAGACTTTTTAATTCATTGTCACTATAACCAACGCACCATGCTACAATACGACCGTCTTTGTCTCTGATGCATTGTTCTGTTCCTTTTTTTCTACTTCTACAATAATCTGCCCATGACATAATATTTTCCTCCTTAATATCAATGAAATGTTAGTTTTATTATCATTTTCACTCCTTACTGTTCATACACATTGTACTTCAAAATTGCATTTCCTCTAACCTGATTATCAAGGATTTTTCCGTTGTAATTATAATACTTGCCTTTTACGGGTTCATAACCAGCAAGCCAAGGGCAAGGGCATTTCTTGAAATAGTCCTTCTTTTTCCAGTAGGCATCACCGTGCGGATTCTGCTTGTAGTAGTCATCCTCGATTTTCTGCCAGTCTGCAAGAATTTTCTTCTCCTGCTCGGTTAAATCCCTTTCGCCTCCCTCATAGATGGTCAAGGATTTTCCGTCATATTCAATTAACTTTGCTGGAGGAAAATCCAAACTGCTGGTCAATCCATCGGCGGTTTCAAACATAATTTCTACAGTATTTACAGATTGAATCGCTCTGATTCCTCTGTATCTTTCCGGGATTTCTTCTCCTGTTTTTCCATAGCGTTCCACCATTTCAAGTTTGATTTTTCCGCTTGCTGCATCTCGTTTAAAATCTGCAAGTGTTTTCATTTCGTTTTCTCCTTTACTTACTGTAAATTAGTTTGTCGGCTATATCACGCCATTCAAAATTTATATTTAATTTTCCGTCACAAACATCCCATTGTTGTAACTCGCTGTTAAGTATTGCAGCTAAATCCGATTCCGGATTTTCGTCAACATTTTCAATTAAAGTATCAATTTTTCCGTCGTAAAAATTTCCTTGTTCCTCATAGTTATAAAGTACAATATTTTCCGTTGTTGTATCTGTTGCCATTTCTAAAAATTCTCTGATTGTCATTTTATTATTCCTCCTTGTTTATGTCTGAACTGCCTCGTCAGGCGTGAGCGCCCATCTCACTGCTACGGGCTTTTTCTGCCCGTTTCGCCGATATTACAACGTATTTTAATTATTTTTAAAATTCTTCTTTTATATGTACTTTCTGCGTGTCTAAACTGACAGTAATATCAGGTTTGATTGTATTAAATATAAGTCCTTGCTCTTTGCAAAATTCATAACATTTGTTATAAATATAAACTTCATCAAGTTCGATTCCGTCATTGGTTTCTGATTCATCGTAGTAGTCATTTAAAATTCTGTCTGCCAACTTAGAAATCTGATTTATTGTAATAGAATTATCAAACTCAAAGCTCATCTGGTTAAGCGTGCCACAATCATAATCCCATTTTTCAAAACAAATAATTTTACTCATTTACAACACCTCATTTTTTGTTTGCACCAAAAGCAATAATCACCACAGTCATACACAAAACGAACAACATTACCTCTTTTGTGAGATACAATGCCGTTGATGTCACATGGATATTCCCCAATGTTATAGTTATGGAACCTCTCTTACATAATACAAGCAATTAGAGCTTGTTTTGCCGATAGTGCAAATGTGTGTTTGTTTACTGTACCATCGTTCAATATCTTGTAAACATCTGTCATATTCATTCCTCCGTATCTAATGAATCTTCATACTCATCAAGAACCTCAGATACCGCTCTTTCTACAACATAACATCTTACTATGCTATCTGCATATGCCGGTTGTCCTGTCAATGTCTGTTCAAAATCTAAACCAAACACATTCACTGCCTTGAATAGCAAATCAAAATTGTGACACAAATGTTCTTCGGCTGTCCAATTTTCAATGTCTGCGAACTTTTTATTTGCTTGCACTAACAAAGGATTCATATATTCAGTTAGTACCCCATTACTAATTATCTCTTCTTTCTCGTCTCTGCTTATGTATTCCAGAATTTTTATATTATCTCTAATATAACTTCTGACATTTTCTTTAACCGCTTCGACATAATTGTATTTCTCCATAGATGTCTCCTTACAACAAAAACAGCGAAGACAAAAATCTTCGCTGTTTTATTTCTTATTCATTTGTAAATGCTTCATTATACTGACGCATAAATTCAAGCTCCATCTGTTGAGTTTTGCTTGTTGTTCCTAATTGTGTATAATCTTTCGCAATAATATTGTTCTTGTATACGCCGAAAAAATTCATATTACAATAATCAGAATTTATATCAGTGTGATCGTAATTATAGCTATCTGCATAATAATACGCATAATCAGCAATCGCATGAACAATTTTACTATTTTTCTCCCAAGGTGAAGATTTAAGACTCACATTAATATAAATATCATTGTTTGTGACTTCCCAATGACAATCAGGAAATCTCTGAACCAGATGACTTCGTATTCTATTAGATATTAGTAAATTATTATGTATATGATATTTTTGATAATTGTTTGGTATACTATCAATTTTAGTTAAAGCAAACATATTTACTTAAATTCCTCCTTAGTCTTTGGCATTTCTAAATATGATTATTTTGCCTCTTCAAAATAATCATATTTCCAGTCATAATTTTTAACCTTTCTAATGCTTTACTTTAAGTAAAGCAGTCTTTCGACAATGCAAATGCCAAAGGGAGAGTGTACTCTCCCTTGTTTCAAATTCTTATATGTATTTACAATCCAGCCTGTTCGGCTTTATACTTTGCCAGCATATCAAATACTTTTTTAAAGGCGTGCATTTTATCCGAAGCACGAACATCTACCCTATAAATACTGCCATTTTGATGCGTCCATATTTTTTCAGTATCAATTGTTTCACTTAATGTGAGCGTGTCAGTGCCAAGGCTATATTGCCAATACAACATCTGTTCATCGTTTTCATTATCTTCGTATGTTTCAATACAAGCCTCATTCCACTTATCGGAATAAGCCTCTTTATATCTTTTAGCTTTTTCATAATCAGTTGTCAGTCGGCAGATATGATAATCAGAGTAATCGCCCTTTGTAATAGCATAAATTTTCATACTTTCACCTCTTTGGTTAATTACGTAATATCTGTTTTTATCTGCTCATTTTACTGCTATAAATGCAATTATTGAAGGATAAAAACGGAAATCACGGTTTTAGCTGTAAAACTATACTTTTATTCGGAGTTTAAAACTCCTCTTTTATTTGCTTATTCTTACGCCTGAATGAACGATTTAAGTATCTTTTACACCAAGCAAGATGTTTATTTGTATGACAAACATATCGTTTATCACGCACATCTTCTTGAAACCATTTACCTTTATCATTCACCCTCTTGTGGAGACTTTTCTTCATTGTTATCATCACCATCTTTTACATATAAGTCGGTGTGGGCAAAAATAAGTGCCATTACAGTAGCCGCAAAACAACCACCGAATATCGCTCCAATGATAAAACATACAAATTGTAACATTATGCCACTCCTTCCTTAACAGTTCATTACCTTTGACGCCTCTGTAAAGATTTTTGAAAAACCGGCGGTACAGGTAACTGCGG